CATCCTCGATGGTAAAGACATTCACCGACAGACTGCCAGTATTTGTCTACAGAAGGATGCCTCTGAGGTAACCAAGGACGAGAGACAAGGGCATAAGTGGGCATCTTTTCAGCCTCTCTTTGGCGGTACAGGGATGGGTCAACCTGATCATATTAAAGCGTATTTTAGTCGTTTTTATGAGATTTATGAGGGCATACATGCATGGCATCAGTCGTTAATGACAGGCACGTTAAAGAACGGCCTTGTCCAGACACCCTCTGGCAGACAGTACTTCTGGTCTGATGTTGCTCGTACCAAAGGCAATAGAGTTACCAATGCCACACAAATACTGAACTACCCAGTGCAGGGCTTTAGTGCCGACTTAGTGCAGCTTGCTTGCATACGTGCCTTTAAGATGTTCAAAGAACAAAAACTACAATCAAAACTGATACTTACGGTACACGACAGTTTGACAGTAGATTGTCTAAAAGAAGAATTAGAGGCAGTAAAAGCTATTTTAATTGAGGCTATGACGCAGGTCGGTGAGGAGACTAAACTACGGTTTGGTTACAAAACTATTGTGCCTCTAGACATCGAAATTTCTAGTGGGAAAAATTGGCTAGATCAGGTTGAAATGGCTTGATCAACACTATACAAAATGGTACAATGAACATCTAACCTTTGAAGGAAATATAATGACAGACGTAAGTACTAATATAGGCTCGACTATTGATGAAATTGCTGCAGCTTTAGGCGCGGCAAATACTAAAAGCGGCACGACTAAAATACCCTCTCTGAAGATAAATAGTAAGGGAGAAGATGATAACGGTAACCAGATACCGCTAGGTGCGTTTTTCTTGAATACACCATCAGGCAGGGTCTACGCAAAGGACGATGTCCGTATTAGGGCATTTTCTAATCACATCCAGTTTCAACATTGGGGAACTGAAAATAATTTAATAAATAAATCCATCCTTATGCGAAATAATTCAGAAGAAGCCATAGATCAGCTAGGCGGTCTTATGTGCGGTATGCCTACATACGAACAGTCTATTCAAATGTCTGAAGAAGAGCGAAAACAATATGAGGGTAGGGATAAATTTCGTATTATCAGGGCAGTAGTCAGTTATACTGGTAAAACTGCAAAAGGTGAAGAAGTTACAGTTACTAATGAACCTTGCAAATTAGAATTAAAACGTAAGAATTACGGTCCGTTTTTTCACGATGTTACAAGTAAAATGGGTGACAGAAATCTTTGGGATTTTGAAAGTACTCTTCGTGGGGAAAAGGAAAAAAATAAAAAAGGACAGCCATATTATAAAATACGTTTTGATCCTCAGTTTCATAAACCGTTAGAAATGGATCAAGATATCAGCGACAGTATCAAGGCAGTAGCTCAGATGGTACAGGCTGAAAATGCACGTATTGTTGAGATGTACAAAACTGCAGGTCAAGGTGATGCAATTAACTCAATAGATAGTAGCCTAGAGAAAGATCTCGTTGGCTAGATGGGTATTGTAACAGGGATGAGTAATGAGGTGTACCACAGTACCAGTGGTATATCCTCTACAGCGGTAAAATCTGTATACAAGAAGTCTCTCGCTCACTGGAAAGGTGAGAAGAGAGTCCAAAGTGCAGCTTTTGCTATGGGAACGGCAGTACATGCCTTACTCTTAGAAGAGGATAGAGAGCTAGTAGTTAAAGGTCCAAAGACTAAGAAGTCTAAAGCCTTTGAGGAGATGCAAAGCAGTCTACAACAAGACCAAGTCTTACTTACGGAAGTAGAATATAATGTAGCCAATCGCATTGCGAAGGGTGCGCTAGAAAACGAAAACTGTAAGAAAGTTTTGCGTCATAAAGATCGTAAGAATGAAGTATCTATCTTTATAAAAGACCCTCGATCTGGTCTCATGCTTAAAACAAGACCTGATTTATACATTGAGTCTGAAAATACAGTCTACGATGTGAAGACAACATTAGACGCTAGTCCTGCAGGTTTTTCAAAAGAATGTTTTCGCTATGCATATGATCTGCAAAGTGCTTTTTATGTCTACGTATGCAATTTAGCAGGTCTCGATATAAAAGAGTTCACCTTCATTTCATGCGAGAAATCTAGCCCATATATTTCACATATGCATGTGGTTGGAGCTGAGTTACTTGATCATGCGACTGAGCGTATGCACAGAACTTTAGATAAGATTGCCGTAGCAAATGATAATGAGGAGTTTGGTACTGGATGGGGTTCATTCTCCATACTGGAGCTACCTAAGTGGCTATAACTACTCAATCAGCCAAGGCAAAGGGTAGAAAATTACAGCAATTAGTTCGGGATAAAATTCTCTCCCTATTTCCCCAACTAACCCTCGATGATGTAAGATCTACCGCTTCTGGCTCTGGCGGTGAGGATGTCCAATTAAGTCCTACCGCCAGAAGTCTGTTTCCCTATTCGGTGGAATGCAAGGCACACAAGAGCTTCGCTATATACAAAATTATGGAACAGGCAGTCTCTAACTGTCCTGATGACGCCACTCCCTTATCGGTAATTAAAGGTGACCGCCAAAAGCCATTGGTGGTGATAGATGCCGATACCTTTTTTGACCTTCTGAAAGGAAGAAGTAATGGATGATGACATACAAAATACTATGAACATCTGCCTGACAATCGATACTGAAGATGAAGTAATTGATATCGGTGTTGATCACAACTTTGGTGATAATCTAAGTGAAGAAGATCAAGTTTTTTATTTAGATGCTCTTAATGGCATAGTTTCAAAAATAAAATTTGGCATCGAAGACTTAGCTTTCACAGGAATGTTAATGCGTACTCTCGCATCTTATCAAGATGATGAAGACAATGTGAGTGTAGACTTTGAGCCTTCAGACGAACTTATAGACGCAATCTCTGACAAAAAAATAATCCAATTTAAAAAGAAAATCCATTAATGGAAAAGGAATTTATTATGAATAAATATAAAGAACTTGACGACCCTCTGACTACCATAACTCTTGATATCCAAAAGGATGAAGTCAACAGCCCTCCACATTATCAGCATGGTAATCTTGAAACTATTGAAGTGATCAAGGGAATGATGACTCAAGATGAGTTTTTGGCATATTGTGCAGGAAGCGTCACAAAATATGTATCTAGATATAGATACAAGAATAATCCTTCTAAAGATTTAGATAAAGCTTCTTGGTTTCTAAACCGTTTAATCGCGGAGTTAGAAGATGATAACTAAACAGGATATTGACGCATTTGAAGACATGCAAGAGCCACCCTCTCAGGCAGGGTTGCATGATATGCCAGATGATTGGGATAAACACTTCCAGACACCATTACAAATGGTCAGAGAGTTTGCCAAGAGAATGGAACAGCCACTCGATCAGGAGTGGTACAAAGACATGATCTTAGAGAACCTACGCTTTAACTTTATACAGGAAGAATTTGATGAGCTTGCCCTTGAGAGTGCTACAGGAACAGATCCTGAAAACATGCTCAAGGAGATAGCTGATCTGGTGTATGTACTCTATGGATATGCAGCCACTTATGGATGGGATTTAGACAAAGCCGTAAGGCGAGTTCACCTATCAAATATGAGCAAGCTAGGCTTGGATGGCAAGCCAATAAAAAATGCCAAAGGCAAAGTCATCAAAGGACCAAATTATAAAAAACCAAAACTAACCGACCTAGTGGAGTAACCAATGAGCAGTTTCAAATCTAACCTAAATCCTATGTTTAGAAGTAAATTTTCTGAAGATATTTTTAATCACAAATACAAACATGAAGGGGCAGAGACTTGGTCTGTCTTAGCTAAAACCTTAATAGATGATGTATGTGGGGAGATACTAACATCAGAGGAGTGTGACCAACTCACTGAATATGTACGAGACATGAAGTTCATTCCTGGGGGTAGGTATCTATACTACGCAGGGAGACCAAATAAATTCTTCAATAACTGTTATCTGTTAAAGGCAGAAGAGGACACCAGAGAAGATTGGGCTAACCTAAGTTGGAAAGCCGAAAGCTGCTTAATGACAGGCGGTGGAATAGGGGTAGACTACTCAGTATACCGACCCAGTGGTGCGCCTATAAATAAAACAGGTGGGAAGGCATCTGGACCTATACCTAAGATGAATATGCTAAATGAGATAGGTAGGCGTGTTATGCAGGGTGGATCACGAAGATCTGCCATCTACGCATCACTTAATTGGAAGCATAGAGATATTAATGAGTTTCTAACTGCTAAAGATTGGCGAAATATGCCAGTAGGTAGTACAGGCAAAAGTCTTTGGGATATAAAGCAAGAAGACTTTAACTTTCCTGCGCCTCTCGACATGACCAACATCTCAGTAAACTATGACACTGAGTGGCTGCTCAATTATTACAAAACTGGTAATATTGGGTCTACTTTTCTCAAAAACGTAGAACAGGCAATGCGTACTGCAGAACCTGGATTTAGTTTTAACTTCTTCGATAAAGAGAATGAAACTCTGAGAAACGCCTGTACTGAGGTAACTTCGTCTGACGATAGTGATGTCTGCAATTTAGGCTCTATTAACATGGGTAGAATAACAGACATCCATGAAATGGCAGACGTTGTAGATTTGGCTACTAAGTTTCTAATTTGTGGAACAATGAGAGCTAAGTTACCTTATGAGAAGGTATATGAAACCAGAGAGAAAAACCGTAGACTAGGTTTAGGGCTGATGGGTATGCATGAGTGGCTTATTCATCAAGGATCTAAGTACGAGGTAACACCGACATTACACTCATGGCTATCTGTGTATAAAGGTGTGTCTGATAAAGTGAGTAGGGAGACTGCAGATCATCTAGGAATAAGTAGACCAGTAGCTAACCGTGCAGTGGCTCCTACAGGATCGATAGGCATTTTAGCAGGAACTAGCACTGGAGTAGAGCCTATTTTTGCTGTAGCCTATAAAAGACGATATCTGAAGGGTAATTCTAGGTGGGTATACCAGTATGTAGTAGACTCAGCGGCTCAAGTGTTAATAGATCGATACGGAATAGAACCAGACAACGTAGAGAGTGCCTTGGATCTGGCTGCAGACTATGAACGTAGGATGTCTTTCCAAGCTGACGTACAGGATTACGTTGATATGTCTATATCATCTACCATAAACCTACCTGCGTGGGGTTCTAAGATGAATAACGAGTCTACAGTATCCGACTTTGCCCACACACTAGCTAAGTATGCTCCTCGATTACGTGGATTTACGTGTTATCCTGATGGATCGAGAGGCGGTCAGCCTCTAACTGCAGTACCATATCAAGAGGCAGTGGATAAATTAGGCGAAGAATTTGATGAACACGTTGAGACACATGATATATGTGACATCAGTGGACAAGGTGGCTCATGTGGTGTCTAAATGCCTGTTTTATATGAAAAAAGCCCCTAAATCTATTGACTTAGAGGCTCATAAAGAGTAAATTGCTTTTGAAATGGTTGGTTACCATTTTAGTTGGTTAATCCCCTGCTTTCGTAATGAGGCAGGGGATTTTTTATTGGATACCTAACTCCATCATCTCTTCATCGACTGTTACCAGAGGTCTTTCTTCGTTTTCTACTCCCCCAGTAAATGGACCGACTCTAGTACTTACTGGTAATTTAGTTACCGCATCTAAAGCTGTGTTAGCAACAAACCCACTTCCATCTTTAGCCGCACTTTGTATGCCTTGCTTTGCACCCATAGAAGCATAATAAGTAAAATATTCCTTTACGCCATCTAGTGTTGTTCTTCTTATATTAGGATTAGCTGCAATTAAGCCTCTTAAAGTTTCGGGTGTTTTAAACAATTCCTGCAGTACTTCCTTTTGTCTTAGCATGGGAAATTTATCGAATTGGTTTTTAAGATATTGCGAACCAATTGCGGCTGCTTGCAGTGAGGCATCACCTCTACCAAAGAGGACACCTAAGTTAGCACCAACTATTCTAGATAAGTTACTTGCAATATCTGGTATCTTACCAATTACCTCATTAAACGCAGTTGGGTCCATTTTAGTTTTTTCAATTCTAATGGCTTCTGCCAAAGCCGTACCGATTGCCTCTTTTTCTTTAGCAGTAATAATTTTATTTTGTTCCATAATAGAAAGTAAATCGCTTTGATCTCCCTGTCTTCCAGATCGAGGAGTAAGAAATTCCTTAACAACAGTCATCATATCAACATTTCCTGCGCTATCGGTAGCTTTCACAAATATTGAATCTATTGTTGCATTTCTAAAATCTTTGATTTGTTCTAGGCTCTTAGCTTCAGTAGCTAATCTAGCATAACCTTGAATAGGATCTGTATCTATAGCCTGTATTATAGCTTCAGGTAACTGACCTGCATCAGCCGCTGTACCTAAATCTGCAGCCATATCGTCAGCTATTTTCATTCTAAATATTAAAGAATCCATGTCAGCTTTTAACTTAGGAAACCTAGAAATTAACTCAGGGTTGTTATCATAGAAAGCTTTGACTGCTTGATCGTTGATTGTATTATCTGCATTACGAAAACTGACTATCTTAGAACGTAGAAAACTTTCCTGTGCTTGAGACATCTCTGCACCTAAGTCTGCCACAGTTCCTTCATCTCTAATAGCTACACGAGTAGG